TCAGTAACAAATGACTTTGCTTTGTATAACGGTGATAGCTGCGAGATATTGCCTATGTTGCCAGATAATTCAATGGACTATTGCATACATAGCCCCCCATTTGCGAGTTTGTACACATATTCCAACAGTCCACGCGACCTTGGAAACTGCCGAGACTACGATGATTTTTTTGATCATTTTGACTTTATCATAAAAGAATTGGCCAGGGTAATGAAGCCAGGGCGAAATGTATCTATGCACTGTATGTTAATTCCAACATCAAAAGCGCATCATGGATTTATTGGATTACGTGACTTTCGTGGTGATTTGATTAGAGCTTATCAAAAACACGGCTTTATATTTCATTCTGAGGTTGTTATTTGGAAGGATCCGGTTACCGCAATGCAAAGAACAAAGGCACTTGGGCTGCTTCATAAAACAGTGCGTGGAAATGGATCAATGTCGCGACAGGGAATACCGGACTATTTGGTAACAATGCGCACACCTGGGCAGTGCGAAGAAAATGTAATCCATTATCGTGATGATCAAGAGTGCGGAGATGGTGATCAGTCTCAAATATTGCCGGTGTCAAAATGGCAGCAATACGCCAGTCCGGTATGGATGGATATTAATCCTAACGAAACTTTGCAGCATAAATCAGCTCGAGACGATAACGATGAGCGTCATATATGCCCATTGCAGCTTGAAGTAATTAGACGATCTGTTGATTTATGGACTAACCCAGGAGATACGGTATTAAGCCCTTTCGCTGGCATCGGTTCTGAGGGTTATGTTTCTTTGCAGATGAATCGCAAGTTTATCGGAATTGAACTGAAAGAATCGTATTACAAACAAGCCGAGTTAAATTTGAAGTCGGCAAAAAAAGGCACACTTGATTTATTTGATGAGTTCGGAGAGTAACATGATTAAAGTTGAAAATTTAGGAAAATCGCTATCTATTTTGTCGCCATCACTTGGCAAGCCATCAATGCCAATATTGGCATGTGTCCGGGTACGCGGCGAGGATAAAAAGCTTTATTTGTCTGCTTCGAACATGGAAATGCAAATAGACACTGTTCTTGATGCTGATGTTAAAGGAATCGATAAGTTCTGTATTGATGCATCAAAATTAAATCAATTTGCCAAGCTTTCAGGGTCGTCATTGATTGAAATTAAGCATGATGGCGATAAGTGCGCATTAAAAGCAAAGAGCCGAGCAACGGTTAATGCTTTGAGTTTTGATGATTTTCCTAATATGAAGATTTCTATGGATGGCGCTGTATCTGTAACAGTTGACGCTGGGGAATTATCAAGATCACTAAGTCATGTTGTTGTTTCAGTAGCCAACCAAGATACTAGGGTGTTTTTAAATGGACTGCACTGCTCGATTAAAGGAGATCAGTTGGTATTAACCGGATCAGACGGTAACAGGCTATCACAGTCTAAATTAACGGTTACGTCAAGCCATGATATTGAGTGCATTATCCCAAAAAATACTGCAATAGCTATATCAAAGACTTTCAATGTTGGAGAAATTGAAATAATACTGAGTAAAAATAGCATCACTATTGACAATGGAGTTACCAAATTGACCGGTAAAAATATCGAAGCAAAGTATCCATGTTTTAAAAAAGCAATAGATCTTGATCGTGTTGATATTGAATCCAATAAAAGCGAATTTATGAGTAATATTGAAGCGGCGGCAATGAATGCAAATCCCCTATATAGGGGAATAGCGTTTGATCTAACTAAAAATAAAATATCAATGAGCGCTGGTAGCAATGGTCAGGAATCAAGCATTGATATGGATGTTGAATATTCAGGATCGCCGGTTAATACTGCATTTTGCGCTACGTTTTTAACTGATGGGATAAAGAATTTTGGAGAAAATATTAATATTTCTGTTTGCAGTAAAAATATAGTGATAACAGGCGATAACAAATCCGATATTAGTTTAATTATGTCCATGAGAACATAAAAAATAACTTGTATTTGTTTTAAAATTAAACTAATATATTAACAACAAAACTATTTACCCGAGGCGCTCACCTCACTCATTACCACTCTTCGGAGTGGGTTTTTTACAGAGTCATTATTTCGATGGTTTTGTACAAAATTTAAACATAACCAGAGAATATTATGAAAATTAAATACCAAGCAATTTTAACTTTAGATGCGGCGATAAAAGCTGTAAAAAATAACGGCTATGCCCTGCGATATGTAAAAGATCAATCTGAAGCCGTGGTCATGGCCGCTGTAAAAAATAACGGCTATGCCCTGCGATATGTAAAAGATCAATCTGAAGCCGTGGTCATGGCCGCTGTAACAAATGACGGCTATGCCCTGCAATATGTAAAAGATCAATCTGAAGCCGTGGTCATGGCCGCTGTAAAAAATAACAGATATGCCCTGCAATATGTAAAAGATCAATCTGAAGCCGTGGCCATGGCCGCTGTAAAAAATAACAGATATGCCCTGCAATATGTTTTAGTTAAAGAACTTTTTATTTCAATAGCTGCAAAGTTAAACATTGAAATTAAATTTTAAATAATTTTTTCAAAACCACGTCCTAACCTCTGGGGATATTAGAGTGGATGCATTAGGTTGGCCCACCTTATAAGCGGCCAATGCTAATGCACGATGTAGCTGAGAGCGAAAGCAGGTTACAGCCGGTAAACGTCAGCCGGGTTAATTTTAAATTTAAAGAGGATTTTATGAAAAAAGTATCAATTATTTGTGTTTCGTTTTTGTCGGCCTGTAAAGATGAGTTGTCGTTTGAAAGCGTTGAAAGCGGCAGGGGTCATACAAATATTAATTAACCAAGGGGGATTTATGATTGGAATCGACCAGAAACATAGGCCAACGCACCGAGAATGCCACAACACATTAAAAGCTGTGTTAATCGGCCTTATTTTAATCATTGGCATTGTTGCTGGATTCAGCCATGCATCAGCCGCGTTAGTAGCGCCATGCTCGATTGTTGGCGCTACTACCGATGATCTTATGAGCCCGGAACGCGCTCAATTTATGGTGTTGTATGAGCACAATGAAGTAATTGAAGATTGGGATTTGCAATGAAAACCGTAGAAATACCGTTAATGCGGATAACTGGACAGCCAAACATTAGAGTTGCATGTGATGACGTTGACTTTCCGGCCCTGCTTAACTTCGTCAGCGACTACCAATCCGTTGTAAATGATTTGGAGTCATTGAGAGAAGATCTGGAGTTATACGCGTGACCACGCCAAATTTTAAAGACTACCACGGCGAAACATTGAAATCGCCTCGCAAACCAAAAGGAAAGAAGAAATGATTTTATTTTACGATACAGAAACAACGGGCATCCCGCTTTTTAAAGAGCCGTCTTGGCATCCAGATCAACCGCATATTGTTCAACTTGCTGCCGCCCTGGTTGACACCAAAACGCGTAATACAGTGGCTAGTATTGATGTAATTATCAAACCCGATGGATATGTTATTTCTCCTGAAATGACGGCTATTCATGGAATATCTAATGAATTTGCAAATGACGTAGGCGTTGAATTAAAACACGCCCTGCCGATGTTTTTAAGTCTTGCGTCCGGTAAAACTCGCGTAGCGTTCAATCAGCAGTTTGACGCTAGGCTGGTTCGGATCGCGCAACATAAGCTTGATCATTTATTTACTGATGATGATCTGGAAAACTGGAAAACCGGATATGCCGAGTGCGCTATGAGAATGGCGCACAAATATACAAATTTACCAAAAAACAAGCTGCCAAAATTATCAGAGGCACATCAGCATTTCTTTGGTGTTGACTTTGAAAATGCGCATAACGCTATGGCTGATGTTAATGCATGTATAGCGGTCTACTTTGCGGTTAAGGATTTGGAGGTGGCAAAATGAGTGCAGAAAATAACGGATCGCTTGCCGTAAGTTCAAGTGAATTAATAAGAAATCCGGCGATGATGGAGCAATTTAACGCCCTGGCCGCTGTTATGGCCGCTGGAAAGGTAACGGTACCAGTTCATCTGCAAAAATCACAAGGCGACTGCTTTGCAATAGTTATGCAGGCCGCACAATGGGGAATGAATCCGTTTAGCGTGGCTCAGAAAACCCACCTTGTTAACGGAACTCTGGGTTATGAGGCGCAGCTTGTTAATGCGGTAATTCAGTCATCAGGAGCTATCAACGGGCGGTTTCACTATGAATATTCAGGCGATGGGACTGACTTAACTTGTCGCGTTGGAGCCATTGTTAAAGGTGAATCCGAAATAGTGTGGGGGGAATGGCTTAAAAGTTCGCAAGTAACTACAAAAAATTCTCCACTTTGGAAGACAAACCCAAAACAACAAATGGGATATTTGCAGGTAAAGAACTGGGCGCGTCTTTATTGCCCTGGTGCAATTCTTGGGGTTTATTCTGATGATGAATTAACGGAAATTTCAGAAAAGGAAATAAATCCGATAACTCCAAAACCAGAAGCCAAAGCGCTGGAATTCTGCACAGATGAAAACTTCGAAGAAAAGTCTGTTTCATGGTTAAAACTAATCGAGTCCGGTAAGAAAACCGGCGAGGATATTATCAAAATGGTTCAAACGAAATACTTGTTCACTGATGCTCAAAAGGCCGAGATTTTAAGCTGGAAGCCAGTTATTGAAGGCGAATTAATGGGGGAAGCGGCATGAGACAGCAACACGAATTAACTCAAGGAGGCGCAGAGTGGCACTTGTTCCGCGCTAACCATGGCGGCGCAAGTGAAGCGGCGGCAATGCTTAATTTATCACCATACACAACGCGCTCGGAATTGTTGCGCATTAAGTCAACTGGCATTGCAACAGAGGTTGATAGTCGTACTCAGGCGATATTTGACAAGGGTCACGCCGTTGAAGCGTTAGCTAGATCAATCATTGAAGATTTTTTGGGTGAAGACTTATACCAAGTTACTATGTCAAATGGCTATCTATCGGCATCGTGCGACGGATTGACTATGGATGAATCGACCGCATGGGAGTGCAAGCAATACAATGCAAAATTGTTTGATTCCGTTTGTAATAATGTTTTGCCGGAACACCATTTTCCACAATGCCAACAAGTTTTGTATGTTACCGGCGCCGAAAAACTTATTTTTACTTGTTCGGATGGGGATGTGAAAACTGTCAGTATGGATATTTTCCCAGACAAGGCACAACAAGATTTATTAGTTTCAGGCTGGGCGCAATTCCAAAAAGATTTGGCTGAATATGTACCGCCCATTATTGTAGGAGTTCCAAAAGTTGAGGCAATTTTGGAGCTTCCAGCCGTTATCGTGCAAGTAAAGGGAGAGTTAACATCGTGCAATATTACCGACATGCGCCCAGTTTTCGACAAATTTTTGTCAGAAGCAACGGTTAATTTAGTTACTGATAACGATTTTGCGCAAGCCGAGGCAGAAAGCAAGGTTGGTCGTGATGCAGCAAAGCGGTGTTTGGCTACCGCGAAAGGCGTTGTCGAACAGACCGCAAGTATAAGCGAGGTAACGCGAGAGCTTGAGCAATACGCCGCCAAGTTTAACGCATTGGCACTGAGCCAGGAAAAAGCAGTTAAAACGCAGAAGGAAGCGCGAAAACTTGTGATTATTAATATCGCAAAGGCAGAATTTGGCGGCCATGTTGCGGCGCTCGAGGTTGAGTTGCATCCTATCCGACTGATAACCGAACAGCCATATTTTGCAGAATCAATTAAGAATAAACGCCTTTTGTCCGCCATTCAGGACGCGGTTGATTCTGAACTTGCTAGGGTAAAGATTAGCGCTGATTCTGTTGCTAGAATGGTTAGAGATAACCTTAAATTCATGGCTGATAACTCAGCCCATAAGTTTCTTTTTAGCGATCTTGGCCAGATTATTTACAAGCCTTTTGATGACCTTAAAATGCTCGTTGAGAACAGGATTGGAGCGCACGAAAAAGCAGAGCAAGAGAGGATAGAAGCGCAGCGCCTTGAAATGGAAGCTGAAGCAACCAGAAATGCCAAGGCCGAAGCCGAAAAAATCATCAAAGACGATGCAGATGATGCGGAAGCTTTGCGAGTTAAGGATCAAATCGAGCGTGATTCAAAAGTAAGCGACGAAGAACAAGCGAGGATTTCAGAATCAAAGCAACCACCCGCATTAATGCAAACGGTTGATGCAGTTATCGCACAAAAGCGACTTGCCGAAGATGACCGGAAAAACCCGCCTGTTGTTTATGCGAAAAAAACAGAAATACACCGCCCAACGGATGATGAGATTTTGGCCGCATTGGTGTTTAACTTTGGATGCAGTAAATTACAAATGCTGGATTGGCTGCAAGAAATGGACATTGAAACAATGCGTGAAAATCTTAGGTTAGCAGTATGAGTAACGACCAAATAGCCGATATACTCGCAAAGGCAAGCGCGCACGGGAAGTGCAGCATAGTTGATGTTATGCGACTCGCCCACGAATCAGGAATACGTGTTGTGCTAAACGAAATAAATAAAAAGCTTGATGAGATTGATGTGAGGTTGCAAGCATCATGAGCATCAGAGAAATTCAACAACTAGCAACACTGTGCCGGAAACGTGCAGAGACTAAAACGGGAAGCGCACAGGTTCGAGAACTTGCGCGTGCAAAGGATTATGAAGCACAGGTTCGAGCAAGGCGTGTCGCGTTAAATTTGGTGGCATTATGACGGTACGTGCTTTTGATTGGCCCATCATAATTGACATGCTGGTAAAAAAAGGAATACCAGTAGCAGATATTTCAAAGGCTACCGGAATCGCAAAATCGACTTTGCATAGCGTAAGAGCTTAGACATTAGCGCCAAAGACAGCATGGGATGAAGCGTTGGATTTAACGGACTTTTTTTTGATTACAGCGGGACAGAACCCGCCGAGAGTTGGAGATCATCATGAGTATTGAAGAACAGATTGAACATAAAAAAGTACAAATGATCTACTTGAGAAAGCTTCTTGAGCTAGATCAGGAAGAAATAGATGTGCTTAATCTACAGAAATCGCCATTATTAGAGGAGCCGTTCGCCAAAGAAAGGGCGGCGTTCAAGACTGGTGAGCTGATTGCATGGAGATGTGTGCGCGATGGCATATTGTTATGGAAAATAACACTTAATCCTAATTGGCACACTGCAAATGAATACAAAATAGTACCGGATGACGAAGAAACAATGCTGACAATATCAAAGCTTTTTGGCCGTGATTCAGTTAGGGTCAAGTTTATTAAGAGTGGTCTTAATGGCGAAGAAACTGCTGAGGTTTTGGAATGATTAAATGGCATAAAATAGAAGTAGACAACGACTCACAATTTCCCAGGTGTTATTGTCTAGTTGCCGTTGATGAATATGGGACGATACGAACTCACGTTGCTGCATATTTTCGGCAATATGAAGAAGAATCGAGCTCTGATATTGATGAGGAGTTCTGCGACTATAACGAGGAAGAAGATCAATATTACGTCAATGCTGGATGGTATCAAGAACTTCCAGATGGTGGAGAATATTCTTCAATGTTTATTCATAATCCAGTTTTAGCGTGGGCAGAACTGCCAAAATACGAGGTGGAGGAATGAGTTACCAAGATTTTATAACAAAAACCATAAACGAAATAGACGAAGCAGAAACGCTTAATCTGTGGGAGAAAGACGCGATTAAACGGGGGATGGAGATGGCGATACCTGAAATTGAGCGTCTACGCGCTGTGCTTTCTGATGCCATTAATCTCATAGAAGACTGGGGCGGCTATGCAACAGATTATTTTCAAGAGAAAAATAAATTAGTAGATGACATTGCCAAGCTTAACGCTGCACTAAATCCAGTTGTTAAGTAATCCTTAATAACTTAAATCACTTACGTTGTTGAAAAATAACCGATAAAAGCCACTTGATAAACCATGGTTTGTCAGGTGGTAATATTTCTTGTTTTGCTACATATTCAACTACAACTGGCTTTGCAGCAAGCAACAAAGACTCTTTTAATCTTCTATCAGTTAACCCTTTTAGTACTTTACCATCATCGTGGTTCCATTTTCTAATTTCAGTCATTGCGGCAGACCAGTCACTATTATCAACTCTCAATTTAAGCGTAGATTTTTTGTATTGACCGATACCCAAATTAAAAACGAAGTCGGCTAGTGCGGCCACGCGCTCAGGTGTTTCGTTATTTAGAGTAGGACTTGCATCAAGTAGCTGACTAATCACTGTAGTCGCGCTCTGTTTCAGTCTGTCGTCTGCATTAGCCTGTGACCAGTGCAGCCCAAGGCAAACATCTTTGCCCGTCTGCCCATAACCGATTGTTTGGACACCGCCAGAGTCAAGATATGCGGTAAGCTTGCATCCCTCAGATTCTTTAATCAATGGTAATAAAATATCCAGTATTTTGTCCATTACGAACTCCCAAATTTTTTATATAAAATATCAAGGTTTAATTTAAGTTCTTGCTTTGCGGCCATTTTGTCGAATCGCTTGGCGTGAACTGTCGTATCTTCGTCTATGATCTGCTCCAGTCTCGCTGCGTATTCGTACATCAGTTTTTTCTTGTTCTTCATGCTTTATACTTCCCTTTATCCCTTACTTGTCATGCGCGTAGATACTTCCTTTTTGCCCAGGTAAATTGCTACCCGTGCATTCAAGTTCATGATTAGTTGCGGTTGGGCATCGTTTATTACTGCACTCAGGACAAAGCACCATTCTCTCCCATTCCCTTGCATACAGCGTACCTACGTGCGGATCGCCAACACGTAGACACATACGACACCGGCAAAATGGCTTGGCGCGTAT